CTACTGCTCCAACTAAACAGCGTAAAGAACCAACAATTCCTCCCGCTGAAGCTCCTACAAAGTATCGCAGCCCTGATGACGTAGTAACAGCTATTATTAAAACTGTCCCAGCAAATTGGTTACCCGACATTACTGCCAAGTTGTTGGCCAGACAAAGAGTTCAGGCCACACCAAAATGAACTTACTACGTGAAGGCGGTAATGAGATCCCTGGCGCCATGGCCGTTGCTCGCGATGATGTGGCAGGAGTAGTTGCCCAAGCTCGCGCACTCTTACCCAAAGAATTAGTCAAGAATCTACAAGCTGACATTGGCAGTGCTGGATTTCGTGTCGAATCCGGTGACATTGATCTAATGATTGAAGCTGTTGATGTTATAGAATTATATAACACTCAAGATCAAAAAGATCCAGTTAAAACAGCCAAACAACTGTTGAAAAAACATTTTGAACAACAGGGCGTGGTCAGTAGTATCAGTGGGCGCAACGTACATATTGGCGTTCCATATATCTCAAATTCCGGACAGCAACGTCTAGCTCAAGTTGATGTTATGGTCATCCATGATGCTGAGGTTGTGGCACCATGGCACCAGCATGGCCCACGCGGTATGTATGACATACCCGGGTTTAAAGGCAAAGAAGTCTTTATTCTGATCAGCAGTTTGGCCAAGTTTCAAAATTTAAAATTCGATCCGTTCTCTGCTCGTTTGACCAATAGAGATACCGGACAAGTATTGGCACGCACTAGAAAACAAGTGGCCAAAATATTACTCAATCCGAGAGCTCGAGAATCCGACCTAGACAGCAAGGAATCTATTTTGGCTGCACTGTCGGGTGATCCCAACCGTGAGGCCAAATTGGCACAGGCCAGACTGGATGCAGCTCACGGTCTATACGATCTCAATGAGTCTGCCCCCATTGGCACCGCCGCCTGGTTCAGGCAGATGACCACCAAGCTCAAATGAAGTCCTACGTTGACTTTCTAACAGAAGCAGCCGAAGGCCCTAGGATTCCGCATCCCGAGGACAGTATATTCGCGGGCAGTGCCGAGGCAACCAAATATGTGGAAGCACTACGGTCAATAATTAGAAATCCCAGTGAGATTACCATTAAATGGGACGGCATGATTGCTCTTTATTTTGGTAGGGATGAAGCAGGTAGGTTTTTTATCGCCGACAAATATATGCCAGCCAAGAATGTCTACCCCAAATCTCCCAAAGATTGGGTCGAGTATGATCGCAATCGGGGTGCCAATAGAAATGATTTGTATCAGAGAATAGCACTGATCTGGTCGGGGCTAGAGCAGGCAGTGGGGTCCACACCAGGAACCTTTAAAGGCGATTTGATGTTTGCTGGTAGTCTAGAACCAGTGAACAATCAATTTATATTTAAACCAGTCACAGTTGAATATCATGTACCAGTCAACAGTGATCTAGGACGGTTAATTGCTGGACGTGTGGGACTAGTGGTAGTGCATCAGTACAACGGTAGTCCCTGGAATGGACGTGGACTTGCATCAAATACTCAGGTAGCAGTGATTCCTTCAAACATGGGCATTAGATTCACACTCAAAGACCCGGTCAAGTTGAGTAACGATGCTAGTATTGCACTAGCACAGACAGGAACCAGTGTAGATCAATTCCTGTCGGGCATGCCCAAGGTTTCTCAAAATGCTCTACAAACATATCTTGCTCATTATAAAGTACGCAAGACTCAGCTGAGTCTGGGAGACTGGCTCAAAGACAATGTCAGTGGCAAGCAGTATAAATTTCTAATCAACGACGGAACTGGCTATTTGGTTAAGAATCGACGGGGACTAGAAGGATTATTTAAAATATGGAACTCTATAAGTGCTCTCAAAGAAAATTTGGCACAGCAACTAGAGCCACAGGTGCAAGGTATGCAACAATTTGTCAATGGGCAGAATCAAGGCGAAGGATTTGTAATTCCCAGCAGCATAGGGCTGATAAAACTGGTACAGCGCAGCGAATTTGGTGCTGCTCATTTCAATGGGTTCGCGGAAAAAAAATAAAAGTTTGATAAATAAAAACATACGCATAGCGTAAAAATTTATAAAGGAAAGCAAAATGGCCGTATTTACAAGAGTCAATGGCGCCGCTGGCGCAATGGAGCAAGTTGGACGCGATCTATTCTTTAGGAATCTAAGTAAAGGTAGCGCGATCACACAAGCAGATATGGAAGCTATCGTTGCTGGTCTTCAAAATACCAGCACAATTACAGTCATTGGTACATTTACCGCTAATTCAAGCACACAGGTAAATGTGGTAATTGAAGGTTCTGATATCAGCAGCGGTGCTAATGTTCCAATAACCGGCATCACATCTAGTGTTATCAATTTCTGATCTAACGGAAATTGATAACAAGCCCTACTGAGTAGGGCTTTTTTTATGACCAGACTTGACCCGATTAAATATCAATATGACGATTTTTAGTGTATACACATTGATAGATATCACTGCCACTGGTGAAATTAGCAATGATTTGGGACTAGAATCACTGAGAAACCAACAGAGAAATTGGGAAACAGCACATCAGGTAGTTAGTCTAGGCAAAGAAGTCAATATCATAGCAGTGCCTACCGCTCCGCAATTGGTAGATTTGTCCAGACATAACTTTGGATCTTACTATCGCGGCCATCATCGCTGTTGGAAATTTATATTTCAAGTTGACTGTAATAGCAATAGTGCACTAGAAAAGTTGGAATCTGATTTTGATAATGTGCCGATCATAGCTGGTCTAGAAGAAACCATTGCCTTGCCATATGCAATTTTTAGTTCCAAAGGCATACTTAAGAACACATATATAAGAATTTCTACATAATGGATTAAATACAGTTAAGCTAGACTCAAGTCTGGGACTATCATTTACAGGATTTAAATGCTATGGCGGATATAGAAAAAGAAAACTTGGAGGCTCATGTGGAATTGTGTGCTGAACGTTACCGACAACTTAATATGAAGTTGGACAGTTTAGATCATAAAGTCAGTGCCATGGAAGGCATGATATCAGACATCAAAGATGTATTGAGTGATGCAGGAGACAAACACAATCGACAACTCATAACCATTGGTACCAGTTTGATTGTAGTGTTAATTGGTGCCATAATCACACTATTGGTTAATCTTGCAAAATGAAAATTATCGAATTAATGGGCACTATTACTGTGCCTATTAACAACGAAGAATCAGATCTATTAGAAAACTTTCAAGATGTTGACATACTGATCAAAAACGAGTTAACGGAACGCGAGCAGCTATTGGCCAATCAATTAGTAAACAAAGGCATTCTAGTTAGAAAAAATAACCATGGAAAAATACAATACAGTCGACAAAAAACAAGTTGAACAAGCGGTAGCTCAGACAGTCAAGTATTTGAGTTCATGGACTCGACAACAACTAAAAGAAATTTTAAATCAACAGGCCAATCAAAAAAAACCTTTGATTGTAAAATTGGGCAACAACGGCTACCTAGTAGGTAACTATGCACTGAGAAAAAACAGTGATTCTTGGTCAATGATCTACAGGTACGATGACCAAGAATTATTGTTTAGCAATCATGAATCTGCCATGTTTTATGCCATACTACAGCAAACAGGCAAGATATTGCTGGCTAACCAAATATTTAACCAAGATCAATCTGTGAGCAGATTACAGTCAAAAATTCTCATGTATAAACTACGCTATCAAAGGTCGGACAAGAAAAAAAATCAATCGCATTGCGATCTCTATCTGTCCAGATATAATCAAGCACAGATGCAGTTACAAGATATTCAATTCCAATTAAAGAAAAGTTTACAAATGGCTAAATACTATAACCTTAGGATACCATCATGAATCTGTCTGACATTAATCCTCGTCAAACATCACAAAGTATGAATAATCTTATGCAAAGTCGTTTTGGTTTTGAATTAGATTTCGATCGTCTGCCCTATGACAAGGCGCAACAATTGAGTCGCTTGATAAGCGAAAATATAGCTCGTATACGCAAAAGCTATGGTGTACACACCGCCGAACGCAATCCCAAGTACATGGAACTGCTGATGGTACATGAAAGCCTGAATCGCTGGATGCAGGAAAATCGTATCCTCAACGAAAGCGAAATGGGCAAAAGCGAGGCCATTCTAGCTGCCAAAGACATGGTCGACAGTATTCAGGACATGGTTGAGAAAGTCAGTCGTATGCAGGTCGAACAACTGCCGGCATTGATTGATACCATACGTGACCAAATTGGCATGAGCGAAGCCGACCAATTTAAACAGGTCATGGGAGATCTACTAGAAAATGTCAGTCAAAGTCTTGGACAGGCTCGAGAGACAGCTGACAACAGTGCTCGCACACTGGCCGGCGAAGGCGGCCAGGACCTATTGCCTGACACCCAGACAGCCAGTTTAAATTTTGGACAGCCCAGCGACCTAGACACTGACGAATTTGCAGCCACTGATGCTGCTGCTGGCGGCACGGAACCCGTGGGCCGAGAAAAACGCTAGAATGCGAGCCAGTGAATTTGTGGTTGAGAACAGTGATATTTCTACTACCACATATAATCTAATCAGTACTTTGGCTGATCTGAGATCCAAGACTGATAAAATTCGTGTTGATAGTCTAGTCAATCTAGTACGACGTCGTCCCGGGTCAGAGATGTTTAATGTAGATTTGTTGATCGGTGCACAAAAAAAAGACAGTACTGTACAAAATATGATCAAAGATATCAACAGTGATAATTCTGGTGTAAAATACGTATATCTAAAAAATCTCAATGCAGTGGATCAAACTCAAACACAGGATCAAGATGAACAAGAATCTAACAGTATTTCTAATTCCACAGGATCTCAGGACACAGTGCAATCAATGGCCAAAAGAGCAGCTAAAAAAAGAACCTGACCTGTTGCTTTTTAATTGTTAGTATGCTACATTTTATAGTATGCTTAATCCTAAATATCAGTATCTACAAATACAACGAGAAAATGTCAACGGTAGTCGACATTATCTAACACCTGCAGGCGACCGAGTTCCCAGTGTCACTACCATACTCGACAAAACCAAATCTGAAGAATCAAAAATAGCACTGGAAAATTGGCGGCAACGCATTGGTCAGCAACAGGCACAGCAAATCAGCACCGAAGCGGCTGTGCGTGGCACACGTATGCATCGATGGCTAGAAACCTATATTCAAACCGGCGACACTGGTCAACCGGGTAGTCATCCTGAGAGCCAGCGCAGTCATCGAATGGCCATGACTATTATTGAACAGGGTCTATCCAACGTAACAGAAGTCTGGGGCAATGAAGTTTGCGTATATTTTCCAGAGTTATATGCAGGTACCACTGATTGTGTGGGCATTCACAGTGGTCAAGAAGCCATAATAGATTTTAAACAGGCCAATCGTCCCAAGCGTAAAGAATGGATAGAAGATTATTTTCTACAATTAACTGCTTATGCTCTGGCTCATAACGAAGTGCATGGAACCAATATATGCAAAGGTGTGATCATGATCTGTGTCAAACCCGATCTAGAGGTCAATCCTGTCTATCAAGAGTTTATATTGGATTCCGGTGATTTTGAACTATGGACCAATCGTTGGTGCGATCGTATCAGGGACTATTACCGCCTGCGGTAAATAGTCATGTAACAGGGTTAACAACACAAATGGCTGTACTACAAATTAGTCAAATTCAAGTTCGTACAGGACATCTACAAGATCTAGGACAGCTGGCAGGTGGGGAATTTGGCTGGGCACTAGACAAACTTAGACTGTTCATTGGCAATGGTCCACTGGAAGATGGTGCTCCCTATATTGGCAACACCGAGATTTTAACCGAGCACAGTCTCAGAAATAATGGACTAGCTACTTTTACCTATAGATTTAGAGGACTGTTGGGCGGCTACGAAGCTCAAAGCGGTCCCACATTGATGAGTCCGGTACTGCGTAGTCTACAAGACAAGCTGGATGATCATATTAATGTCAAAGACTTTGGTGCTGTGGGCGACGGTTTTACCGATGATCTAGACGCGATTCAGCGTGCCATCGACGAAGTCTATAATCGTCTGGGCTCCTTTACCAATTACCCTACTAGACGACAAATTGATTTTTACCCTGGAATCTATGCCGTATTTGGAGAATTGCGATTACCGCCGTTTTGTGTACTCAATGGCATTGGCGAAAACAGTGTGACGATTAAACAAATGAGCCCTGCTTCGACCTACTTGATCAAAAGCACTACCAGCACGGGAATTTTTGACGAACGCATACCCACCAATGGAATGCCCCCGGGGCCTGTCAGTATCACTAACATTACCTTTGAAAATACACGCAATTCATCAATTGCTCGATTTGAAAGTGCATCAGACATTAATCTCTATAGGTGTAAATTCATTGGTAATATCAATTCTCCTGCTACCAATGTCAGCAGCACCTGTCTGATTGTGGAAACAAATTATATTGCTGCCAATTCAATTAAGATTGTAGACTGCGACTTTAGCCGGGCCGGAACTGGGATTCTATTATCTAGCAACATTGGTCTCACAGATATCAGTGTCAATCGTTGTACCTTTAGCGGTCTGTACAGAGGTATTTTTTTTACTACATTCACAGCCAATACTCCGTATTCAAGCACCAGAATAACTGACAATCTATTCAATGGCATAGCGCGAGAAGCCATAAGAATAGAGCCTCATATCAAAGGAGTAATCAGTTCTACAAATACCTTTATTAATATTGGTCGAAACTATGTGGCCAATGGCTCTCCAGTCAGTTCCAGTATCTTATTTGGTGGCAATCTATGCTACAGTTTTGCTGATGTTTTTGACAGAAATGACAATGAGGACTACGTTTTTCCTAGTGTTCAACATCTAGGCAGCGAAATAATCAGCACAGATTCTAAAACCCATTTAAAATTTGGCAACACCCACCAGACCATTGGGCGTAGCTTTAGTATTACTAATAATTCCACAGCACAAATTCCTTTGTCTCCCAAGTTTAGACAAGGTAAGATATTCTATAGTGTGCAGCGCAATAACAAATATCGTGTTGGACAAATCAAGTATGCTACAAATCCTGCTGCCAATGTCTGTGACTGGCGAGAAAGTTACACAGAAAGAGATCCGGTCGGAATTACTGCCAATGTAAATTGGGCCAATGTACAGGGTCTTTACAGACCGGTAGTCAGTTTTAGAGCCGATGATAGGGGAACTATCAGTATTGTGACCATAGATGTCAAATCAGATTTTGATCCTGGTTATCTATTTAGATTACCCGAAGTTGATTATTTGCCACCGGTAGTTGCACCCCCGCCATTGGCAAATATTACTTTGATAGTAGATCCAGTGCGAGCTAATGTGAATATAGCATTTAGTACCGGAGCTATAACCAGTATGAGCAATATCGATGTGATCGCTCTAAATGGAACCCCATTGGCCAGTTATCCGGTGACCATGGTGGTCAATACACAGCCCATTGGCAGTACAGTTAATTTACAACCCAATGCCTATACCATAACATCGGGACTGGGCAAAGAGGTCAGGGTCATTATGCGGGCAACTAGCCCAGTCAATGACACTACCAGTGCTAATTTTATCTACACCGTTGATGCAATCAGTGGCAGCGCCAAGGCCACACATACTTTTATACAAAATAGAATAACCACCACTACTACAACCACTACTACAACCACTACTACAACCAC